ACAACCAAATTGAGTACAGGCGGTTATCAGAGTTGAAACCGAACCCGAAAAACCCGCGCAAATCAACCAAAGAAGCGGTTGAAAAGTTGGCGGAATCAATCAAAAGCAATCCCACATTCTTTGAAGCACGCCCCATCCTGTTAAGTGACAGGACGGGCGAATTGGTTATAATAGGCGGCGAACGCCGTTCGGAAGCGGCCAAATTGCTGGGATTGACATTCGTTCCCACAATCCTTTTGCACGGGTTGGATGAAGCGGCGGAAGATGAAATACTGATAAAGGACAACACCCACGCGGGCGTTTGGGATGAACAGAAGTTACAGGCGTGGGGAAAGGAACAATTACAGGATTGGAACGTTGAGGGCGTAAAATGGGCGAAAGAACAACCCCAAGTGAAAGAAGATGATTTTGACCCCGACAAAAAAGTAAAATCGCGTGTCAAGTTCGGCGACATTTGGCAATTAGGCCGACATCGTTTGATGTGTGGCGATAGCACAAAACGCGCTGATGTTGAGCAACTTACGGGGGGGGTATATTTGATATTTCCATAACCGACCCGCCATACGGGATTTCTATTGTGAAAACAAAAGGAAAGATTGGCGGCGATAAACCCGCAACATTTGGAAAACTGACAAACGAATGGAACAACAAAAAGCAATTCGGAAAAGTTGTTGGCGAGGGAATCGGCGTTGTTGAAGCGAATGTATATCACGAAATAAAAGGCGATAAAACAATTGAAACCGCAAAAAAGAGTTTTGAAATAATGAAAGATATTACCCGACATCAAATAATATTCGGTGGCAACTATTTCACGGAATTTTTGCCGCCAAAGGCTTGTTGGGTTGTTTGGGATAAAGTAAACGGCGATTCAGTCTTTGCGGATTGTGAATTGGCGTGGACATCATTTAATAAAGGCGCAAAATTGTTTCCGTGGTTATGGAACGGAATGGCAAGACAGGGCGACAGAAAAACAGAGGGCGTGAAAAGAATACATCCGACACAAAAACCCGTTGGATTGTTTGTTAAGATAATAAACGAATTTACGCAAACAGGGCAAACAATATTGGATTTGTTTGCGGGTTCCGGGCCGATTGTCATTGCCGCCGAACAAACGGAACGTGTTGCGTATATGATGGAATATGAACCGTTTTATTGCGATGTGATAATTGACCGTTGGGAACAATTTACAGGACAAAAAGCGAAAAAGATAAATTGATATGGCAAAGTACAATCCCAAAATAGTGCGTTTAATTTGTCAACATATTGAACAGGGCGAAACAAACGAACACGCGGCGCAATTAGTAGGTATATCAAAACAAACGTTTTACGATTGGTTGAATACAAAAATTGACTTTTCTGACGCGGTTAAAAAGGCCAAAGAGGAATACCAAAAATGGTTACACAATGACATATTGGCCGATGCGGAACGTTCATTGAAAGTTTTGATAAACGGAACGGAATACGAGGAAATCAAAACGGAATACGAAAACGGTCCGGACGGCAACCCGCGCATCAAAAAGCAATCGCGTACAACCAAAAAGATTCTGCCTAACCCAACAGCGGTTATATTTGCACTGTGCAATCGTGATCCGGAACATTGGCAAAACAGGATTTCGCAAGATGTCAACGGTAAGATAGACGTTGAACAGAAGGGTTCAGGAATATCTTTATCAAACGTACCTGATTCGTTACTTGCGCAAGTCATTGAAGCAATCAACGGTAAATGATGGATGCGATCCAAATAACAAGGATGCTGACCGAACACCCGGAGTTGTTTTTGCAGGAGGGCGCGAGGAGGAAATTACTGTGGTTTGCTCAATACATGGACAACAAGTTCCAAGCGACACCGTTTCACAGATCGTATTACCGTGTGTTGGATTTGTTTGCAAAAAGAAAGATCCAAAACCTTATAATTCAGGCACCGCCTCAACATGGCAAGTCACAGGGTTCAAGTCGTTTTTTGCCTGCAATGATGCTTGGGAAACACCCGGATTTGAGAGTTGCAATTTGTTCATACGCAGCAACGATCGCCAAGGATTTTAACAGAGACGTTCAACGCCTGATTGATTCGGAAGAATATCGTTTAATATTCCCGGATACGCAGTTGAATGGTTCTAACGTCGTTACAATCTCCAACAATTATTTACGGAATTCGGACGTGTTCGAAATCGTAGGACATACCGGATCGTTACGCGTTGTTGGCCGTGGCGGTTCTTTGACATCAAAGACCGTTGACGTGATGATATTTGATGATTTGTACAAAGACGCATCCGAAGCCAATTCCCCGCAAATCAGACAAACGGCATGGGATTGGTACACGAAAGTTGCGCGAACACGTTTGCACAACGATTCGCAACAATTGATTGTTTTTACACGTTGGCATCCCGACGATATTATAGGCAAGATCATCGAGACTGAGAATGTTATATTTGCCGAAAAGTGGTCGGATTTCGATAATGTTCCGGATAAAGATTGGATTTTGGTCAACTTCGAGGCAATCAAGACGGGAAATCCAACAGAAATTGACGATCGTCAACCGGGCGTTGCATTATGGCCATCCCGGCATTCATTGGACCGTTTGACGGCACAAAAACAATTGGACCCTGTCGGTTTCCAGTGCCTATACCAAGGCGATCCCGGCAATGCTGAAGGCAAGTTATACCAACCATTCAAAACATGGGTAGAAAAATCGGATTGGGGTCAATATATTCGGTCTGGATGTTATGTTGATGTCGCGGATGAGGGTGACGATTTTTTGTTTGCTGCATCGTATGACATTTATCGTTCGGAAAACCAGATATGGAACGAGGCAAAACACCGGATGGAGCCTTTGTTGTTTGCTTTGGTTACTGACATTGAGTTTACCGACGAATCCACGGATGTTACGACTGTGACAGTTCCTCGACTGATAAACACCAACAACGTTCAGAAGGCGTGGATAGAATCCAACAACGGCGGATCCCAGTTTGAGAAGGTTATAAAAAAGAAAGTACGGGCGTTGACTGTCGCGTTTTACCAGAGCAACAACAAGGAATCAAGGATAGTAACTAATGCGCCGTTTGTCAACCAACATATCATCATGCCGTTCGGTTGGGAGACAAGATACAAGAAGTTCCACGATCACATAACGTCTTTTTTGCGGAAATTCGATGCAAACACGCATGATGATGACGCGGACGGGTTGACCGGGATTTATGAAAAGGAGATTGCGGACGGCAATGCCAAACCGTACAATGCAACGACGAGGGGTATCCGGGTTCATTGATATTTGCTAATTTTTCAATAATTGGCAAGAAACTTTTCATTATACGGAGTTTGGGAAAGAATTTGAACAATTACACATTTTTCAAAAAAAACCGATTTAACGCGGTTTTTAAAAAAAATAACTATATTTGCATCCGAAAGCGGCCAAGGGTAAGCCGTCATTATTAACAATTAAAACATTAAAACCTATGTCACTTATTTGTCAATGCCCGGCCGCCGCAGCAATTTCGACCATTCCTGTTGTCACTTGCCCGGAAAATTTCGGCCAAATTCAGAAAGTTGCGTTCCAGCGTTTACGCAAGGCAGACGGAACGCGTAATTCAATCACAGGTTCGACAGGGACGCCAGCCGTGGACAATATTGCGCTGAAAGCAACTTGGACCGCACTGCTGACCGCTGCCGATGGATCAAAGGTTGTAGTTTCCCCGTACATCAACGCCCCGGCTGATTCCGGTGGTGACGCCCGCCGTACCGGTGGAGGTAACGACGATCTTGGAGGCATTTCCCAAGTTCTGGGAGGCAACCCCGTTCAATTCGACGGTTCGTTGCGTTCCGTTCCGCAGTCCGTCATTAAGGTAATCAAGGAATTGCAGTGCGAAGCCGCCGCCGGTAACCTTGGCGTGTTCCTGTTCGATGAAAACGGGAAAATCCAAGCCGTTAAGGACCCCGTTGCCGCAAGCACTTACTATCCCATTCCTATTCGTTCACTGTTCGTGGGTTCACTGATCCACGGCAATTTCGACGCCAAGGATTCGAACTCGATTTCGTGGATGTACCCGGACAACTATTCCGACGATCTGGCCATTGTCGCACCGTCCGACTTCAACCCGTTGACTGACTTAATTCCCGCATGACATGAACGCCAAGACTACAACGGTAACGTTGGAAGCGAATGGCGTTACCCGGGAATTTGAGTTGTCCCATGCCGAAAGGCTTTTAATCATGCCGAATAACGGCGGATGGCATTTGCCAGAAAACAGTAAATTCGAATTTGTGAACAATGGGTTACGACGTCGCCAAGATAAGAATGAAAATCGCGCAAAATAAGCGTTCCGCCACATTGAGCCGTGCGAAACTGCACCAGATGCGTATCAAGTTCCACACGGTCAAGCGCGTTACGACTTTCAATGCTCCGTACATTTCTTTGCCATTGACCCAGTTTTTGGCAATGGTCGAAAACATCTTGCCGCATGATAAGTTTGTTCTGTTCAAAGCTCTTTTCCGTTATCCAATCAAGACGAATGAGATAACGGAAATTTGCTTTGACAAACTGAGCCGTATTTTTGACGGTCGTAACCCTGCGTTCAATTACCAGTTCATCAATTCGGCCCAACGTGACGATTGGGAACAGTACAGGATAACGAAGTTGAACGAGCCTGAAGTTTGGGCGACCAAGGGTTGGGAGTTCTTCAAGTCAGAAATCAATTCAGTATTGATCGTTGACGTTCCGCGTGAGCAGAAAACTGAATTGCCGGAGCCGTATTTCTACTGGTTGCCGATCGACGATGTGATCACTTACAAGGCAGACGCAACGACTGGACAGATGGATTATATTGTTTTCCGCCGCCGTGATGAAATCGTTGTGTTGGACGATGAAACGTACCGCGTATGGGATGACAAGAAGCACACCGGACAAATTGAGGGTATGCCGAAGATAGAAGCACCGCACGACCTTGGTTATTGCCCGGCCCGTTTCTTCTGGAACGAGCCGATTTCGCTTGATGAACCAGATGTAAAGGCTTCCCCGTTATCGGCTGAACTTGAATCGCTGGATTGGTTTGAGTTCTTCCACATTTCGAAACGTCAATTGGACCTCATGGGCGCTTATCCTATCCTTTCCGGTTACGAACAAAGTTGTGATTTCACGAATGCGGAAAATGGCGACTATTGCGACGGTGGTTTTCTCCGAGACAAACAAGGCCATTACCGGTTGGACATGGCCGGTTTGTTGTTGCGCTGTCCGAAATGCGGAAACAAACGTATCATCGGGGCCGGATCATTTGTTGAAATCCCGGTTCCGAACACTGATGAGAACCAACCGGATTTGAGAAACCCGGTCCAAATTCTGAATGTTGACCGAAAAGCATTGGATTACAATGTTGAGGAACAAAAGCGTTTGCGCGAGGAAATCATTACGGCCGTCGTCGGTCAAGAGGAAATCGTTACCAATCGCGATGCATTCAACGAACAACAGGTGCAAGCCAATTTCGAATCGGTTACAACGGTACTGATGCGAGTTAAAAAGGGATTTGAAGCCGCCCAACAGTGGGTCGATTCAACCATTTGCAAATTGCGTTACGGCCGTTATTTCATTTCAGCGAACATCAATTACGGAACAGAGTTCTATTTGTATTCGGCCGATGAATTGCGCAAGCGTTATAAGGCGGCCAAGGATTCCGGCGCATCCGAAGCCGAGTTGGACATGATGCAACGCCAGATCATCGAAACCGAATACAGGAATGATCCAATGCAATTGCGCCGCATGTTGCTATTGGCAGAACTTGAACCGTTGCGTCACATGTCGCGTCAAGAGGTGTCCGAATTGTTTGCGAAAAACCTTGTTTCTGAACAGGACTTGCGTATTAAATTAAACTTTCCTAATTTTGTGCGCCGGTTCGAACGCGAAAACACAAACATTTTGGACTTTGGCGAAGCGATACCGTACACAAGAAAGATTGAAACAATTATGGCCGAATTTCGGAAATATGCCGATGAACAGAAACCGGAACCGGCACAAGTTTAACAATAAATTAAAAACGTATGATTACAAAAGACGGGCGCGACACCCCAATTGAAAAACTGACGCCGGAAAATTACATTGTTCCGAGGGGAGAGGAACAAGTTTACCACGCCGTTATCGAGGTTGTGCAATATAACCAAAAGACGGGCGAACGCGTTTCGAAACCGCGTGTCCAGAAGTTTGGTAAAAAGATGTTCGAAACCCATGTTTTGAACAGTTTGCGCAAACAGGGTTACACCGTTACGATTTTGCACGATCCCAACAAATGGAAAGGAGCAACAGGAAAAGGCAGCCAAGTCAAAAGCAGAACAGGAGGCAGCCAAGACAAAGAGGAACAAGAAAAGTTCAATGCCGCCGTTGCTGCCGCCGTTGCTGCCGAACTTGCAAAGCGCGAACAGGCTGAAAAACCGGACACCGAATCCGAACAGGTACCAGAGTTGGAAACCGAATCCGAACAGGAACAGTCCCCCAAAAGACCCGGACGCCGCGCCAAAAACGAATAACGTTGCCGGGCGATTAAAGTAAATTGACAAACCCAAAATTCAAGGAGAAAGAATTATGGCACTAACAACCGAATTATTGAACGCCAACGCATCAACAGCCGCGTTGACTGATGAACAGAAAAACGCAATTGTCGAAATGTCCAGAAACGACGAAACGGCCGTTATTGGGCAAAAGACCGGTGAGATTTACGGCGGTCTGGACGCTGACATTTTGGCGGCCTCTGGAATCGCCAAGAATGGCACCGAAAAAACCTATGATTACGCCAAACGTGTTATTGGCGAGATCAAGGGCCAAGCGGGTAACGCCGCCGAACTGCAAAACAAGGTTTCCGAATTGGAAAAAGAGAAAACCCGTTTGGAAGGCGTGATTTCAAAAGGTGGCTCGGATGCTGAAACAAAACGCCAACTTGATCAAACAAAGGCTGATTTGGCCAATGTTACAAAGCAATACACCGAATTGAAAACCGAATTTGACAAAGCAAAAACGGATCATGCCAAAGAATTGTTTGGTTTGAGAATCGACGGCGAGTTTGCAAAGGCCACATCCGGAATCAAGTTCAAGGCAGATTTGCCCGCATCCGTAACGTCTGTTCTTATGCAACAGGCTATCGCCAAGGTAAAGGGAATGAACCCCGAATATATTGACGACGGCAACGGTGGGAAAGTTTTGGCATTCATGGAAAACGGTACGCCGAAACGCAACCCGGAAAACAACTTGCGTCCGTTCACGGCCGCCGAACTGATTGCCGCCGAACTCAAAACGATGGGAGTTTTGGAAGATGGCCGCAGACAGACCGGGGCCGGGACACAAGGTGGCCAAGGCGGAAACGGAGGCGGATCAAAGACCGTTGACATTTCCGGTGCAAGGACACAAGACCAAGCGCACGAAATCATTGCAAAACAACTGATGGAACGCGGATTGGTCAACGGTTCCAAGGAATTTGAGGAAGCAATGGCGGCCGCGTGGAAAGAGAACCGCGATGTGTTAAAGGCATTGCCGATCAAATAAAGAAAACAATCAACACCGGGTAAAGGGTCAATCCGGCAAAATATTAACAATTAAAAACATTACTCATTATGTCACTTATCGCAACACGATTGCAGAACTGGCGTGTCGAGAACCCGGAATTTGACCGTAATATGGCCCGCCCGTTAGAGTATGGCGCACTGGACTTCTTCATCGAACAGACCAACGCCGCCAATTCGATCATCAACCCAAACTTGCGCGACCGTGCTTTTGAATCCATTGGCAACACCGTGCAGATCCCCGTCATCAACTACGATGGCGATGTCACTGTTTCCAACGTCCGTTCTTGTGTTATTGCCGACGATGAAAACACGTCCGCATTATACACCGTCAATTGGGTAACGCTTGCCGTCGGTTTCACGATGGTTCCTCAACTCTACCGTAACAACGAAATTTCCTACGAACACGACTTTGCCCGCAAGATGGAAAAGGTTTGCCGCGCCCTTGCTACTGCAATGGACATCCAAGCCATCGCCGCACTTGAAGCAAACAAAACCCAAGTGTTCAAGGATTCGTTGTATTACACCGTAACCGCCAACTCCGTGCAGGTGCCGTGGAATGCCCGAATGGAATTTCTGGCCGACATGAACGCAATGCAGCGTGCAAACGCTTATCCGGAAATGCTGCATGTCATTGGTGGTGCCGGGTTCGATTCACTTGTTCGCAAGATGGCCGAACACGACATCTACAATGATGTCAACAAGCGCATGGAGTACGACAACAAGGTGTTCCATTACACCAGCAACATCGTCAACGAGGCCGGCAAGTTCGCTACCGGTTACGTCGTTGCCGACGGAAACGTTGGTGTATTGACCCGCGTTGATCGCGAGGCTTTGAGCCGCACCCGTGCCAACTTCCACGAATGGGATGTGGTGCGTCTGCCGTACATTGATCTCCCGGTCGGTTCGCACTACTACACCGCAGTTGGCGACCAGTCCGGTATCGCCGGTGCTGCATCCGCAGACATGACTTGCAACGTCAAGGAGTACTTCGGTTTTTCGGTTGACATCGCGTTCCTCGTTGCTTACAACAGCAATCCGGAAACGGTTGCCAACCCAATCATCAAAATTGAGGTTGCAACTCCCGGCACCGCCAATCCGTTTGCCCAACCGGTTGAAGTCGTGAATGGGGAGGATAACCCTGTAATGACGCAAGCCGTTCAGGGTTAGCCTTCTAATCCATAATCAATTGTTCGCGGGGACGGGTAACAACAACCCCGTCCCCGTTTTTCGTTCAGAAAATTAACGCATAACAAAAACGTGTAAAAAAAAACGGGAATCTTTAACATGATACGTTTGCAAGAAATTCAAAAGGAAATTGCACACGTTGTCGGTTGGCAACAATCATATAATCCGGTTACAACCATTGATTCGTCATTGACTGAATCGGAAAGCGGGTTGACGTTCCAAGGTGCGCACCCGCTTTGTACGCTTGAAAACGTGCGTTCGGTTATGCCAGACGATTACATGTACCAATATCCGGAATGGAATATGATTTTGACATATAAAGTTGGAACAAAGGTGCGACACAATGGTTTGATTTGGATTGCAAACCAAGAAAACACTAATGTCGAACCCGTGCCAAATGACTTTAACCAAGATTTCAACAACGACTTTGGACAACAGGCCGCGGGTGCGTGGGTAAAATATAACATTCTTTCCGATTTCTTGCGCAATTTGACAATTCAAGGAATAAACACCGCCGTACAAATGTTTATCCAAGAAAAGCAATTGCAACAGGAAACGAGGAACTTGTTGGAACGTCGCACGTTCTTTGATGGTGCAGCACGGTTGCAGGCCACAATCGATCCTTCCGGAAAGATAGTCGGTTTTGAGATCGTACCGGTCCGTTCCATGGGAGTAACGACGAAGATTGAAAGAATCGGTTTGCAAATGGTAGGGGCTACTGGCAAGGTCAAGCTGTATTTGTTCCATTCATCGCAAGTCGCGCCAATGCGAACTATTGAATTGGATTTCACGAATACAAATGGAGGTTTCCAATGGTTCACGCCTTCGGAGCCGATCTATCTTCCGTACATACCTGGGACAGATGGCGATGGAAATGATTCTGGTGGAGCATGGTTCCTGTGTTACAATCAGAATGAATTGCCGTTGGGGATGCAAGCATTGAATGTGTCAAAGGATTGGTCCGTTGAACCATGCCAGACGTGTCTTGGCGGTTCGATAGAATCATGGCGACAAATGACAAAGTATTTGCAGGTATCCCCGTTCGGCATCAATGCGCCGGCTGACTTTACGGAGTACCCTGAAATGTTCGACATCGGACAACTTGGATATACCAATACGATGAATTACGGTATGAATGTTGAGATTTCGGTGGGATGCGACCTTACCGATTTCATCATTTCACAACGTCAGATTTTCGCAACGGTAATCCAAAAGCAGGTAGCGGCCAATGTTTTGAGAACGATTGCTATGAACCCGGACGTTCGCGTTAACCGGAACCAAGTGAACGTGACGCGCGACGAACTGTTGTACGAATTGGACGGCGCACCACAAGGGCGTGCAAGCGGGTTGGGTTACGAACTAAAACAGGCATACCGGGCGTTATCCTTTGACACCCGCGGATTGGACCGTATTTGTTTGCAATGCAACAACCACGGTGTCAAATATCGCACGGTGTGATTAAAATTGTAAAAAACGGCGAATGACGGGCGTTTGGAAAATAAATAATATTTCGCTATTCCCTTATGACAAACGCCCGGAAACGCCCAAAAAAACGTTAAAAAATGGGAATATTGAATGACCTACGGACACGCGTCGCAAATGTCAATGACGGCTTGCAGACAGGCGAACTTGTACGCAATACCGTTATAAGGCACCCGGAAGACATAATGGAGTTGCAAAAACAACAATTGTTTTCCGGATTGGCATCCAACGGTCAAGACATACGCCCATATTATAGCGAGGATTTGAAGCCAACCGGATATTTTAAGAGTGTCGAATCGGCACGGCGTTATTCCGCTTGGAAACAATCCGGGATAAGTTACCCGTTTGCGGCAAACCGCAATCCGGATGCGCCCAACCTTTACATCAACGGGCGTTTCCATGACGAATTGGGCGTTCAATTCGACGCCCAGACCGTCGGGGTTGTTGGGACAACAAGTTATGCAAAAGAGATTATCGGCAAATATGGCATTCGGACGTTTGGTTTGATGATGTCAAATTGGATAGTTGTTTTCGTCGAACGGGGTGCGTATAATGAATTGATGCACGATATAAGAACGCGACTTTATGGCAACTAATGCACCGATAATTCCCAATCCGGTAATGTTGGATGAAATAATTGGCGAAATCCAAACCGGTTTGATTGAAAACATAACATGGTTGGATGCGGCGTTTGGACGTTCGCAAAGACTTTCAAAGAATATAAACGGGAAACGGGTGATTACCCCAAACGTCTATTGCGGCGGGTGGAACGGCCACGGCCCCAATGATTACATCGAGGTTTCGCCGGATTCAAAGATTGGCAATTTCTCGTTCTTTGAAATCGACGATCCACAAACCATCGACCCGGGCGTGTGGGCGCGTGAAATGCACTCACCATTTGGATTGATATTCTGGTTTGATCTTACACGGGTTTACAATTCGGAAACAAACAGAAACACGGAAAAGTTGAAAGCAGACATCTTGCATGTGTTAAACGGCCGGGCCGGTTGGAGGTTGCACAATGGCCGGATCACGATTAACCGAATTTATGAGCGTGCCGAAAACATTTACCGTGGTTATTCTTTGAGTGAAATTGACAATCAATTTTTAATGCACCCGTATTATGGTATGCGATTTGATGGGGTTTTGGAATATCCGGAATTATGTGTACGATAATCGAATTTGTATGTTGGGTTGCGGTAATTGGTTTAACGGCCGCATTCCTGTTGGCATTGGCCGCAAAATGGAATTGGCTTGAATGGTTGCAGGTCCACGCTCCGAATGACTTTTTGTATAAACTTTTCACTTGTAAATTTTGTTGTTCATGGTGGATGTGCGTCGCAATTTCATTATCTTTGTGCGTTGCAACACATGATTGGTTTCTGATGTTTGCACCCTTTTGTTCAACATTAATCGCACGGGAATTATGGTAACGGCCCAGATAGGAAAACACAAAGTCGAGTTTTACGACACGATCGAGGAATTGCCGATTGTGCGTTTCCACAAGTACCAGAAGTTGTTGTTGGTCGATGCCGGCGTTGGTTCAGATATGGCCGCATTTGACCAACGCTTGTTAAGGGTCCGCGAATTCATTGCGGCCAACAAACATGAACAGGCGCAACAGGAATTGGAAAACTTGCGGCAATGTGTTTTCTTTATACAAAACGGGTTGGAACCAAAACACCGGGCGTTCGCGGTATTGGTTACAAGATTGGACGGCAAGGATTGTTCGGACATTGGCGACGATGCGTTGGCCGCCATTACTGAAACGTTGAACGACGTACCGGAAAAAGAATTGACCGCCCAATTGGAAGCGGTCAAAAAAAAAATTGACGGGGAATTGATGTTGTATTTTCCGGCCCTGTTCAATGATTCCGAAGTGAAAGAATACTACGACATTCTGAAAAAGCGCACGTTGGAAATCTTGAAAGGAATAGTTGCCGGCGAAAAGGACCCCGGCGCATCACAGATTGTTTCGAAGTTGACCAATGCGCTAATTACCTATTCAAACCCGAAGTTGTTTACGGGTTCCGACGGTGTGGAGATACAGTTTGAAAGACAATTCGAAAATCTTTGCTTGGTGTTGTCGGAGCAATTGCACGTCGAACCGAAGAAATACACGGTTTTGGAATTTTACAACGCGTTTGATTTCGTAAAGGAAAGGGCAAAACAGGCAGAAAGGGCGCAAAAACGGCCCAATATGAAACGATGATGTGTTGGGATATATAATTTATCATTTGACAAACGAAATGCCGTTATATGGCTTTTTTTAAAAAAATAACAAGATGGACAACCCGAACCCAATTTATTACCGCGATTTAATAACTCCGGACGATTCAATTAAAAATCTGATTGCGCAATTGGATGAATTGATCGCAAAGTATGAAGCCGCAAAACAAAAGATTCAAGGCGCGGCGGCTGATGCGGCTAAAAGTATGCAGAATCTTTCCGGTGCCACGGAGGACCAACGGAAAAACATTTCGGGTTTGGTTTCCGAATCCGAAAAACTTTATGAGGCATACAAAAAAAGCAATGACGCAGAAAGCGAAACTTACAGGCGGCGACAACAAGTCATTGCAGCCGTAAAGGAACAACAACGCATCGACAAATTGATTGTCGAAATCAACACATCCAAGGAGGGTTCGTACAAAAGATTGTCGGCCCAATATAGGTTGAACAAGATTCGGTTAAACGAAATGTCGGCCGAGGAACGAAATTTGACCAAAGAGGGACGCCAACTCGAAAAAGAAACACGTGCCATTTACGAAGAAATGAGCCGGTTGCAAAAAGCAACAGGAAATTACACATTGGAAGTCGGACATTATGAAAATGCGTTGCGCGGTTTGCCGGGGCCTATCAACCAAGTGTTTAGCGGGTTGACGAACATGGGCGTGCAACTTGGAGCAATTTCAAAGTCCGGGTTGCCATTGGGAACAAAGGCGTTGCGCGGATTTACTGTTGCATTGGCCGGTACAATAGGAATACTTCTGATGTTTGTGCGCGGATTGACCGGCGCGTTTAACAAGATCAAGGAATTCGAACAGGCAAACGCCGATTTGTCAACGATACTTGGAGTTAACAAGACCCAGATGAAAGCGTTGACCAATTCGGCGTTGGAATTGGGTCGTTCAACCGAATATACTGCATCGCAAGTGACATCGTTACAAACCGAGTTGGCAAAACTTGGTTTTACGCAAATTGAGATAATGAACATGCAAAAATCGATTCTTCAATTTGCGACGGCGGTTGGAACAGACCTTGCGAGTGCGGCCAAACTTGCGGGTGCCACCTTGCGGGCCTTTGAACTTGACAGCACACAAACAGAAGATGTGCTTGGCACCTTGGCCGTTGCCACAAACAAAAGCGCATTGTCGTTTAGCATGTTGGAAACGGCAATGTCAACGATTGCGCCAGTTGCACACGCATACGGTTTAAGCCTTAAAGACACGACGGCATTGTTGGGTACGCTTGCCAATGCCGGATTCGACGCTTCAACGGCGGCGACCGCGACGCGAAACATTCTGTTGAACCTGGCGAACTCAAGTGGTAAACTTGCTAAAGAATTGGGGGGTTCTGTCTCAACGTTTAACGAAATCATTGACGCTTTAATTAAACTACGTGATGCCGGAGTTAATCTTAATGAAACATTAGAATTGACAGACAAACGTAGTGTGGCCGCATTCAATGCGTTCTTATCCGGCGCGGAGGCATCACGGGAATTGCGGGCCGAATTAGAGAATGTGGACGGAGAGTTGGACAGGATACAATCACAAAGATTAGAAACTGTCGAGGGTTCAATCAAGTTGTTGAAATCCGCTTGGGAGGGTTTCATCTTATCAATGAGTAATAGCACCGGCACAATCAAACATGTAATTGATACGTTGACGAGGGGTGTCGAGGGCCTTATATACACATTTAGGGACGCCCGCGTGAACGAATATGCAAACATGCAGGTTCAGACGTTGCAGGATGTTTTCGACCGGTTTGGCAGCGAATATCTGGATCAATACATTAAGAACCGCGAGGCCGAATACGATAAGTTGATTGAGGATGCCGGAAGAAAACGACGCAAACAGTTACAGGAAGAAAAAGAGGCTTTGCGTGTCGCCGTTGATAAGGTCAACACAGATTTAAGCCATTTGACATTTGCTCAACAATTGGATCAAATATTACGGGCGTATGAAGAAAAGGTTGCAAGATACCAAGCAGACATGACTTTGAGTCAAAATGAGGCCGATAAACTTTCCGAACAGGCTAAAAAAGATTATGAACTACAACGTAAATCCATTATCAAAGCCGAATCAGACGCTATAAAAGCACGCAAAGAGCAAGAGGATAATGCTCGAAAAGAGCAAGCAAAAAAGGCCGAGGAAGCCGGACAAGCGGAGGCGAAAAAAGAGGCAGAGGCATCAAAGAAACAACGCATTGCAGATCGCAAGGCCGTTGTTGATGCTATCAATACGGAAATTGCCATTGAAGACGCTGGCACCGAAAAGATGTTGCAGTTGCGTTTGGATAAGGTAGAGGCTGAACGTCAATTGGAGTTAGAACAAAACAGGCAAAAGGCCGTTGCACAACGCCAAGACGAGGAAGCAATTAACGCAAAGTACGACAAAAAGGCGTTGGAGACAAAGAAACAGTTTGCCAACGAAGTTTCCAAGATTAACGTACAAAGGTTGCAGGCTGAGCAACAGGCCATCCAACTTGAAATTGCCATCACGGAAGATGGAACGGAAAGGATGTTGGAGTTGCGGTTGGCCAACATCGAAAAACAACGTCAAATTGAACTTGAAAACAACAAGCAAAAGTCAGAAAACATCCGTCAGTCCGAACAGGCAATTAACGCCAAGTATGACAAATTGTTGTTGAAAGAAGCGGCAGATTTCCACCAGAAGTTGGCAAAACAAAATCTGGAAGCGTTGCAAAGCAGAGAGGAGGCAGAATTTGATTTGCTTGACAAAAACGAACGTCAAAAAACATTGTTCCGTCTTGAACAGGAAAAGGCACGTTTGGAAGCGATATTGGAAATGGACAAAACCGCTTCTAAGAAGATGACAGAAGACGAAATCGAGTCTATTAAGGCAACAATTTCCGGTATCGAAAAAGAAACGAAGAGATTACCATACAACAACATGTATGAATTGTTGGGTTTAAATGTTGATTCTTCGCAACAAAGTGCATTGAATACGGCAATTGATTCAGTCAAGGACTCGATTAGTTCATTGGTTGATTCGTGGAATGCGGCCGCTGAAGCAGCCGTCAATGCTGCAAACAAACAGGTTGAGGCGGCGCAAAAGACTCTGGATGCTGAAATTGAGGCAAGAAACGCCGGTTATTCGAATGAAGTTGAAACCGCGCAAAAAGAGTTAGATTTGGCTAAGAAAAACCAGGAACAGGCACTTAAAGAAAAACAGAAGGCGCAGAAGGCGCAGTTGGCAATCGACAGTATTACGCAGTCTTCGTCACTGATCACCGCGTCTGCAAACATTTGGGCGGCATTGGGCGGCATTCCGATTGTCGGACCGGGATTGGCTGTTGCTGCAATTGCGACAATGTGGGGGTCGTTCGTTGCCGCAAAGATCAAGGCGGCGCAAGTAACGACACAAACCGAACAATACGGAAAAGGTACCGTTGAATTGTTGCACGGTGGTAGTCATGCAAGCGGAAACGACATTGATTTGGGTACAAAGCCGGACGGAACACGCAGACGCGCGGAGGGAGGGGAATACTTTGCCATCATCAACAAGCGCAATTCGCGTCGTTATGGCCGTTTGATCCCGGATGTCATAAATGCCTTTAATGATGGTACGTTTGCGGAAAAATACCAACGCGCCAACGCAACGATGGATGGTTACGCAATAAGTTTATTTGGAGGTTCAACAGACGTTTCCGGATTGGAGAAGGACGTTGCGGCAATCCGGGAGCAGGGCGACCGCACACAATACGTTGACGGAAATGGAAACATTATCATCCGTTATAAGAATTTGACGCGCAAGATTTACAAAAACTAATCGAATATGAACCCGATATATAAGTTTACATTGGCGGCTGACGGTGGCGATGAGCAACAGTCATTCCCCGTTTATCGTGACGATCTGACAAAGGATTATGAGTTGCAGACGAACGAAGAATTTTACCGGGCAAAATTGTCAGGTAAATTGACGTTTGTAAGGGATGATTACGACTTCATTGCAACCCAACAGTTCGACACGCAATTTGACATCAAGATATATATATCATACAATGCCGGAACATCATGGACGTTATATTGGTCCGGAAATTTCTGGAAAACGGACTGCAGGTTTGATAAAGACAACAAGAATGTCACGGTGACTCCAGAAGTCGTTGACCAATATACGGATGTCTTGGCCGGATTGGATAACGAATACAATTTAACAGAGTTGGCCCCGGAAATTTACACGATCGATCTTGACAAACGCCCGATGATACAAGTTTACGTCCCGGGACAAACGGTTATCGGTTGTTTCCTGTCCGGTATGTGGTGGGAGCAAAGTTGCGAATCTGTAACCGATGTGCAAGAATTGACAGATACATACTTTTTCTCGCTTAACAAGTCGATACGCATTGCCGAAATATCTGGTACAATGTCACCCGTGTTGCCGAACATGATGACAAAAGAAGATGTCACAACGGATTATTATGAAATGAGTAACGGGGAATATACATTACGATATGGTCGTGAATTACAATCGTTAACTTATGTCTATTTTTATGAAATTGTAAGGAATTCTGATAATGTAAGATTGTGGTATAGTTTAGCACCTTTTGAATCTCCGCCGCAAGAAGTTGTATTGTTGCCAGTTGCAGGAACAGGCGCAATTGGGGATGTTTCGGTATATATCCACGATATGCCTGTATATGCGCGTTATGTTTGCGATGTTGAAAGTGTATTTGGAATCAACACACATCAGATTCCTGACAATGACATTGTTGGAAACAACAGGAATTACCGACGTGTTGTTGGATACAGTTCTCCGGATAGGATTTGGTTTTCTGAACGTTTTTCAGATGAGCCAACACAATGGGGGCTATATCAACCGGGTCAATATTACGATTCACCGGATGAACCAAGTATTACAAAGTTTTATCCTGTTTCAAGAAATGCTTGGGGCGCAATATCGATTTGGTTTGCTTACAGCAATTCAGATTGGTATATTGAAAGTCAGTTCAGAAAAGAATACACCTTGCGAGATGCATACCCGTTGGCATCCGTTATTTCGGTGTTGCTGAAACAGATTGCGCCTAATCTGACGCATTTTGATACCCCGGACTACTCGCAATTTTTCTACAATGGCAACAATCCGTTGTTGGGAATCAACCAGACAATATTCATAACGCCAAAATCAAACGTGATTTCATTAGGTTATGACCAACCGGCGCAAAAGGCCCCAATTACTTTGAAAGTGGTTTTGGATATGTTGCGCGATTGTTTCCGTTGCTATTGGTTTGTTGATGAACAAAACAGATTTAGAATTGAACATATTGAATACTTCCGCCGTGGAGGTTCCTATTCCGGTACACCTGTTGTCGGCCGTGACTTGACCGTTGAACAAGTAACGCGAAACGGGAAAAAATGGGCGTTTACAACTTCGAAATTCCAATATGACAAACCAGAAATGGCGTCAAGGTATCAATTCGGATGGATGGATGATGTTACGCAATTGTTCGACGGAAATCCAATTGATATTGTTTCAAAATATGTCAATCCGGGAAACATCGAACAAATAGACGTTTTGAATTTTACGTCCGATATAGATTACATTCTGTTAAATCCAAACGAGATTTCAAAGGATGGTTTTGTTTTGTTAGCCGCAACGGGTTCGGATATACAGAATGTGTTGAAACTGAATGTGAATTACTCATATTCTGAAATTGATGGTTCATTTAATCCATCAGATGGCGAGATTGCATTGCCACGTATGAGAATTTCAAATGTGCGTAATTTGAATTTGTCACAAAACAATATCGGTTATTACTTTTATGACTGTGTTGTTTTTGACGAAAGCAGTAATTATTTGGGGACTATCCATTTAACCGATGAGCAAAAATATTCTTTCTCTCCGGTGTCTATGTTGACGGTATATCCAACTGCGAAATGGTTTGGTTTAAACATATATGATGGGGAAACGCAGGTGGAATTGACGATGGCCGATGTATCGGATATCGTTGTCACTCAAACGTTACGCGCTAAATCTTATAAATTGCCGTATTACAATTTTGTTATAGATTCAGTCGATTATGTTTTGCAAAATGCGTATGTTGCTTTCGTTTATTTGCAACAATACTATTTTTGGGACATGCCGGCGTGGGAGTTTAAATACAACGGGAATCAATTAGTTGCACATGGCGTTAAGAAGTTAAAGACGCAAACGTTAAAATTCCCATCATTGACCGACCCAAATACGTTGCAGTTAATAAAAACTGACTTGGGATTTGGTACAATTCAAAAAATGTCTTTAAATTTGTCCAGTCGAAACGCAAACACGACGCTAAAATATGATACCGAATAACAATTTATCTGTATTGCCTTGGTACACGTCTATTGACCAACAGAACGCACGCAAATGGTGGATTTACGGGCGTGTTTATCCTTTGTTTACCCCGGCCGGATTTCTGTTACCGTTCCAAATCCTTCTGGATTATAACGCTAATCCGTCAATGTCCTCATGTGTATTGTATGAGGCGAAGACAAACACTGTTGTTGATTCAAGCGTTGCGGCAAAGATGAACGACACGGGTTTTGCATTCAAGCAATTTTCCGAATTGGGTTATACCGTTGCGGTTTATCCGGGAATGTTACCTGCTTTTACATCATTGGCCAACGGACAATATTATTTGCAGATTACAATAAATGGAACAAATTATTTTTCGGAAATCTTCACGGTTGTAAACGACATCGCACCATATCTTAAAATCGAATGGTGGGATGTCGGGGATTTCACGATGGATGCCGGAACCATTGTTTATACCAATCCCACATTCAAGAATGTTTTGTATTTGCAGTCGGACATCGCCAAGCCGGAATATACCTTTGACGAAGAGGGAGAAACAAGGGATGGTTACTTTTTCCCGATCAAGCAAATTTCGGAAAAGAAATACCGTTTCAGTTTTCTTGCATCGGAATACATATTGGACGTTATGAGGTTGATTAGAATGGCAGATTTTGCCAAAATAACAAAAAATGACCAGACATATAATTTGGATACTTTCTTAATTACCCCGGAATGGGAAAACAACGGGGATGTTGCCGCCGTGGATGCTGAATTCAACACCTCAACCGTTGCCAAGAAGATCGGACGTGGTTACATACAAACATTCGGAGCCGATTACAATGACGACTTTAACAATGATTTCAATAACCAAGAACAAAACGTTTAAATTATGGCTAATTATAACACTTTAAAAAATGCAATCCAAGATGTCATCAAGACCAATGGAAATAAAGAGATTACCGGACAGGTGCTGCAAGATTCTTTAATTGCAATGATTAATTCATTGGGATCGGGATACCAATTTATTGGTGTTGCTACACCACAAACCACCCCCGGGACGCCGGACCAAAATGTGTTTTATATTGGTGGTGCTGGCACTTATTCGAATTTCGGTACTGCAATTGAAATTCCGCAAGGAAGTTTGTGCGTTTTTGCTTACAATGGCGGGTGGGTAAAGAATACAATTTCAATAGTGAATGTTATTAACGATCTAATAACAGGCGGAGCAAACAACGTTTTGAGTGCTGAACAGGGGAAAAAATTGAATAATGCATTTTATTTCTATGGTGTTAAGCCTCTTAAAGAGTTGGCACCAATGAATATTTTCATTAGTGGAGATACATCTTCCCCTGCCAATAAGGTGGTTTCTGGTTCTAACTATAAGAGTTATATCTTTCCAATTAAAGATACAGATGTTGTCCAGATACAGAATGCGACTGGAGTAATATTATATTATTGTTGGTTGTCTTCGGATGAACTTATAATTAATGAGGGTGCTCCTTGCGTAACGGCTGCAGGTCAAGGAAATAGATTGACCATTGGATCAACGACTGGCGATCTGACGACCATCACGCCAAGGACAGGGACCAAGTATCTTTATTTCGGCAAAAGTAACGCAGTAAGCATTATAGAGAAATTACTTATCAATGGTAAGGATGTATGGAATAACACAACATGTGATAATATTGAAGTGTTAGTTAATCAGAATCATGAAGAATGTGCTAACAATTATAGTAAGAGTATCGCATATTCTGATAGAATCATTACAGATTTACCAGACAATTATCTATTTTTCTTAAAACCTATAATGGGATTAAGATATAATAGTAGTGGTAATGTGGTTCCAAATGCTGATGCAACCAAATATGTTGGTACTCCTAAAATGATTGCACCATTCGATATGACAATAGAAGTTTCTTCTGATTGTAATGTCGATAAGTATTTGTATGATGTTGATGATAATAGTTTTGAGGAAAAAGTATCGTCAGCAACATCAATAACAAAAGGTGAGTATTTCACTCTTGGATTTTATGTCAGATCAGGTCAATCTACCGAATTAACTGATAAAACCATATATACAAAATTTATCATAAACAAAGTTGAAAATTCTAATTATAATTGGCTCGCTCTTGGAGATAGTCTTACATTTGGCGTGTATAGTTACAAAAACCCAGATGTTGCTTCAGGATATTACGTCAATAATGAGGATGGTGGTGGTCATTCAGCGGGTTTATCAACGACCGATGCAACAAAGACCTATGTTGCAAGACTACAGAAATTGCTCGGTTATAAACTAACTAATAAAGGTATTGGTGGTATGGGTTGGGTTCAGAGATCATCTTCGTCAAATCGTGAGTGGAACCTAAAGGAACAACTATCAATTTCAGATCCTCAAACAGAAGAGGAGATTCGTTTTTATGTTGATGCTGCCGATTATGACTTAATCACTATTTTTCTTGGTGTTAACGACTGGAAACAACCAGATCAGCAAGAATTGGCTCCACAAGCAACACTTGATGCCGTTGAGGCAAACATGAAATGGTGTTTCGATAAGTTGATAAGCGAGAATCAAAACATTAAGATAATTGTGTTCTCGCCAGTAAATTGTGCAACGGGTATCTCAAGTAATCCTCCATCAAAAGTTGGAACTTCGTGGGCGATGAATTACGACCAATTCTATAATGGCTATACAATGAACGAATTAGTGGCAAGAATGAAGTTAGTGTGCGAGAGTTACGGAATCGAGTTCCACGACATGTTGCATAACAGCATCATCAATGTTGCGAATATAGGTGGTAACGATACACTTCTTCCAGACAACGTTCATCCATCCTTGGACGGTCACAGGCTGATTGCCGAGGACATGTTCAGATTCATTGGAGGTGTAATATAATTATGGTGGATACAATCATCGTAAAACTAATCTAACCTTGTTAACAATAGTTATATGAAAGAAAAGATTGAACAAAGGATTGAAAGATTTCGCGAAGAAACGCGGAATGTAACCAAAACGACGACCATGTTGTTGTGGATTTTTGGATTAACGACAATCGCATTGTTTATCGCATCGTTTTGCACGCCTCCACCGGGCGAAATTGCTAATTCGGTTTTAATGGCCGCTTCAGTATTGTTTGCATTTGCTACGTTGGTGGAGGCCCGCGAAGCGATCCGCGAGGGTCTTGGGGTTAAATTGACACATGGAAAAACTACAATTGAGGTAAAGGACCAAGACGGCCCGGGCAATGAAAATCAAGAAAACAACAAAGAAAAATGAAACCGGAAAACATAGATGCAATAATCATCCATTGTTCTGCGACCCCAGAGGGCAAGGATATACGCGCCAAAGACATCGACGCGATGCACAAACAAAAGGGTTGGAAGATGATCGGTTACAATTACGTGATCGACTTGGACGGTACGATCGAGACAGGGCGACCGCTGACGATGGACGGTGCGCATTGCAATACCAAGGGATTTTCCAGACGTTCGTACAATACTCATTCGATCGGTATTTGTTACATTGGAGGCATCGAAGGTACTACCAATTCAAAAGGCCAGATCGTTGCCAAACTTAACGAGAAAGGAAAGACGATACCGAAGGACACCCGGACGATGGCCCAGAAAAAGGCCATGCACAAGTTGGTTTTCGAACTGATGGACAAATATCCGATCGTCGAAGTATTGGGACATCGTGACACATCGCCTGATCTTAACGGTGACGGTTTCATAAACCGTTACGAATGGACAAAGGCGTGTCCGTGTTTTGAAGTTAAAAACGAATTTCCGATTGTGACTATTATAGGACACCGGGACAAATAACCAATTATTAACCATTAAAAACAATTTGCCATGAATGAAATTCTTGCTTTGATTAATTCAAAGATCGCCGGCCAAGGCGACGCCGTTGACCTTGGCGGCGCGTTGCCGACCATTCTTTCCGCCATCGCTGGTGCCGCGTTGCCGATTGAGGTAACGGACATTACGGCATTGACAGGTGAACAACTTGACGCGTTGGAAATTGGCGCGAAGGTTGCCAAGAAAACCGGAACCGCAAAACACCTGTACGTCGTTTCGTACAAAGATGCCGACAACGGCGGTTTGTGCTTGACGTACACAGATGCGTCCACAGTCGAAACCGTTTCGTATGACCATACGGAAAGCGGTTGGTCCTACAACTCGACTGATAAAACAAACATCGCCGGGTAATGGATTTTCGCAACAAAGTCGGAATCGGGATTGCGGCAGTATTTGTCGCAATCCTTTGTTTTGTCTGGGCGCAATATCGGCAAATCCAACAATTAAAGCGCGATTGTGATAAATACATGCACAACACGACATCTTTGTTGAGTGATGTCGAAATGTACCGTTTGCGTGATTCATTGAGCGCGGCCCGGGTGCAATCATTGGAATTGTCGATAAAGGAATTTGAACGTTACCGGGCCGAGGATGCGGCGTTGATACGCGAGTTGAAGACAAAGAATCGCGATTTGGCCTCCATCAACAAAACACAATCGCAAACGATCATAGAGTTGTTGGCCGTTCCAAAAGATACCGTGATTGTTCGCGATTCAGTATTGGTGCCGGCCGTGGCCGTACATTGCGGCGACAAATGGTTTGATTTTGACGGCCTGTTGACACAAGACGCGTTCACTGGCACATTGTTCAACCGGGATTCGTTGTTGATCGCTGAGACGGTCAAGTACAAACGTTTCCTTGGGTTTTTATGGAAGACAAACAAGGTTGTTGACCGTCGTGTAGATGTCGTAAGCAAGAATCCGCACACGTCAATAATTGGTGTTGAGCATGTAGTTATTGAAGAATAATTGTATTTTTGCACGCTCCTCTTATTAAAAACAGGGTTATTGTTTTTTTACCCCGGTACAGCGGCAACTGTTTACCGGGGTTTTTGTTTTTTATGGATTTCGTTGATTTTTTGGCATTCTGACGCATTTTGATTGCCAGATGATATAATTTATCATCCGCAAAAAAATAACGCCGCAAATCGATTTTTTTAAAAAAATAACTTTTTTTGAAAAAAAAATAAAAAAAAGTGTTGGTAATTAAAAAAATATCTTTAATTTTGCATCGTAATCAATCAACAAAGACGCACCGGGGCGGTTCCCGGAACTAAAAAGACAAAAAAATGAAAAACGCAGAAATTATTAAGAGAGCGCAAAAACAATGTGGAGAATACGTTACCGGTTACAAAGGTGACATTACAAGCGAAACACTCAATGTAATTTGCGAGGCAATGTGGTCAAGATCTGTAAATCTTTCAATGAATTTTACAGAATGGCTTGGTGAAGTTCTGGAAGTTATCGGTAAAAAGAATTTCGTGTTTTGGTTTGATGAAATACAAGGTTTCAAACAAAAGAAAATTGAACAGTCGAAATATGTAGTATTTCATGGTCAGAAACTTTGTCAATAATTAATAAATTTTACAACATGGAAGCGACATTGAAATATACAACGAAGGAAATCAACCGCACCTACAAAATAAAGGTATCCGGAATGGTTGATGGGAAAAAGATCAACACCTTGGTTGGCGTTTCCGGGCTTGTTGACTTGATTAAGGACATCGAGTTGACAAATCGGCTTTTAAATCGTGCATTTAATGATCCAAGCGATGTTTGCGTATGCAAGTTGCGCCGGGGCATCAAAATATCATTTTACGTCTATTAACCAATTTAAATTTATAGTCATGTTACAAATTATCAATTATTCAGAAAAGGCCGTTGCAGTTATTGGAGATACCAAGGAAACCAAAGAACAATTAAAGTCAATGGGTGGAAGGTTCAACCCTAATTTGAGAAAAAACGAAGTAAATAGCAAGAAAAACGAACGTGGTTTTGTCGATGAGACAGGATCGCGCCGTTACACGATGACGATTGACGACTTGGAATCCATTTATAAAAAATTGGAGGATTTTGTTGCAGATTGCACCAAAGAAGAATGCGACGAGAATAGAGGTGCGATTAACATTGTTTTTTCGCTTATCCACAAACATATCAAAACAGCAAGCCATGAAAACGAACACAATCATTGATGAATTGCGCACGATTGCTGAATTCATGTGGGGACCGGTTCAAAAGGCTTATTACCAGCAGAAAGTTTCGGACGCAAAGGCCGTGAAATGCGTTCGGATGCGTGATGTCTTTACACGGAATGAATTGGGATTTCTAAAGGAGTTTTACAGCCCGGAGCAAAAACATTGTTACCGAAACGCGTCAACGCTCATTAAGTTGATGAAACATCAATTGGCAAAAGGCATGTTCAATTATCAAGTTAGATATGTAGAGGGTTATGCAAGCGAGCCCGGACTTCTTCCGATCGAACACGCCTTTGTTAAGATTGGCAGCAAATACATTGATCCTACTTTTGAAAAGGCTTTGAAATTGGATGTCAGGAAAGAAATGTACGTTTCGTTGATTGAATTGGAACCTGCAACAATGATGCAATATGAGTTGGAAACGGGGTGTTATGGGGAGTTGTATAAATACGATTATTATTGCAAGCATGACCCGGGAATGGCCGCAAGGATTCGGTCTATTAATCCAAACAGGGACAAGAAAAAACCCCGTCTGGTTTGATCCGGGCGGGGTTGTCAGAATACCGATTGGGCGATACGATGGTAAAAAGACGGTGCAAATATAGGAAATGTCGGAAAATTTTTGGGGAATTTCCTATTTCTTTTTGCCTTGTGTCGGTTTTTCGCGGTAACCGGACGCAAGTATGGCGCGTCCTTGTGCTTCTGCTTGTTCTTTGGTTGGGTAAACTTTACCGGATTGGCCCCAACGATAACCCCCGGGAACTTTTTGTACGGGCATGATGATTAATTTTAAAGGTTAACGAATGACATTGCAAAAATAGGTGTTTCCGTGGTGTTGTTACAAGCGAACAAGAAAATATTTTTATTCAGAATATAAAAAAACAAAAAAAAAGATTTGGTAATTAGGAAAAAACATTTATATTTGCACCCGAATATTGATTTAAGACCCCGACCGGGCGGATACCCGGAACAAGTTATGACATTCAAAAACGATGAAAATTTACAATTCTTGACGATGGCCGCAATTGCGGTGAACGGCAAGGAAACGGACGCGGAAAAACACGGCCGCGAACTGTACGACGGTCTGGTGGATGCCGGATTGATGGAAGATACGATGGACAACGTTGGTCTTACAATCAAAAAGGCACTCGGAAACCAACACGTCAAAGATGTTTGTAATTTCCTTTGCTCAATATATGGAATACCGATCCCATCCGGATTGTTCGATACGTTCTGCAAATTGGAAATCGTGTCCGAGGGTTGCCCGGAATGTGGCGGAAAATTGGAGTTTTGGGAAACAGAGGGACACGAATTGAATGATGGCGACTATTTGACACCCAATTCTTGGGTTGTTGACTTTTACGTTTATAAATGTGCCGATTGTGGCGAAAAAATTAAAACTGAAAATGAGTTATGATTAGAATTGAACAGGCGTTGGCCCGCGCCAAGGAACAGGGCAAAAAGGTTCTTAAAAAGGAATTGGCCGCCAAGTTGTGGCCGGATTCCTCGGCGGGTGCGCAACAAGTCAACATGACGGCGTTGTGTTCCGGCAAGACAACCAAGATCAACCAAGAATGGGTTAAAATTATCTGTGAAATGACCGGTTGCACGGCCGATTTCTTATTTGGAATTACTAACGAATAAAAACGAATAAACAAAATGAAAAACGCTAACTTTCTGAATCTATTTTGGGCCATTGTTTGGGGCCTTGTTACCGCGCTTTGCATTGTCGGGATATTCTGGAACCCGGCGCAAATCATTGTTGCCATACTTTCATTTGGCATGACGCTCGTTTTTTTGGTAGAATACTTCCGTTTTAGACGGCTTAAATAAAAAATTGCGATACGATGGAAAAAGAAATCAAACAAAATGAATCTGGGTTTGCAGATTTGGTGGAACCCGAAACGGAACACGTCCAAGAAGTGTTCCCGGGAATGACAGTTGAGGAAATCCGAGCCGTGTTCTTCAATGCCGACGCATTGAAAGAACCGCCGTACCGGGTGTTCCAACTCAATTCCGATGGTTACCGTTATTATTACCGTTACAATGAGTTTGGAGAACCGGAATTTTACCCGTCCGTAACGACATTGTTAAAACAAGTCATGCCGACGCCGCCGGCCTTGTTGGATTGGATGATTGCCAACGGCAAGGATGGAGGGACAGAAAAACGCGACATTGCGGCCGCATACGGTACGTTCATGCACGCACAATTCGAAACGCTGCTTATCAATCGCCGTTACGACTTCGACAATGTTCCCGCCGTACTTATCCCGTACATGGAGCGCGAACACGTCCCGGAATCCCTGTTTTCACAATGGGTTGTCAAGATTCGAAAAGATGTCTTGGCGTTTGCACAATTTGTCAAGGATTACAACATTAAACCGTTGGCCGTCGAAATCGGCTTGGTACACCCTCAATTCCATTACGCCGGGTGTCTGGATTTGCCATGTGTAATGACTGATCCGAAGACGGGGAAGACGTTTACTGCAATAGTGGATTTCAAGAGCGGCCGCAAAGGTTTCTACGAGGAACACGAATTGCAGTTGCATTTGTACCGGGAAATGTGGAATGTCAATTTTGAAAGCGTCCCGATTGAACGTGTGTTCAACTTTTCGCCAAAGGATTGGCGTGGTTCGAAACCGACCTACAACCTTAAAGACCAGACGGATTCTGTCAATGCAAGGAAGTTGCCATATCTGTTGGCACTGGCCACAATTGAAGACGAAAAACGCGACAATACATTGACAATCGTTCATGGCGTTTTGGAACTCGACCGTGGTAAGATTGCAGACAACGTGTTAACGCTGTCGCTCGCGGAACTTATCCGTTCAAAAAAGGATGCAAAAGGCACCCCGGAACGTCCGGCCAACGCACCGGAACCATCAAAAGATCCGGAAACGCCCATAAAGGCCGCAAAATCGCGCGGAAAACGCACGAAAGAATCGGAAATGATAAATACATCATCCGAAACGCAAAACGCTCTAAAAACCGAAATTTCGGAAAAATTACCAACCGAGAATGAGCCCACGCCGGAACAGTTGGCCGAAGTAACGAAACAGGCAGAGAAGGAAAATTTGTTGAATTCTGAAATTGAATTGTAAAATGGCAGCGCGAACAAAAGACATGTTTAACCGGGAATGGATTATTGAAAATTCCGTTGATATATTAAGCAACTATGAACCGGGTGTTTTGACAATTCGTGGATTACACTATCAGTTGGTCAGTCGTGGCATGACTAATGACATCCAGCACTATAAACGTGTTGTTGCTGCGACGGGTCAAGCCCGATGGGATGGATTGATTGATTTTTACGCATTCAGTGACCGAGATAGAGCGTTGGCGTGTTCTACACAAGCGGAAATCATTGGTTTGAAAGAAGCAGAAGTAGTTGCGAAGGAACAAGTAAGACTATGGTTGACTTCTTATTCGCGTAATCGTTGGGAAAACCAACCGTATTACCCGGAAGTTTTTATCGAGAAAAAAGCATTGGAAGGCGTTTTTTATAAACCTTGCCAACGTCATGGAATTGCACTTGGTGCTTGCAAGGGTTATCCATCATTAACATTTTTGCATGATGCGTACTTACGTTTTCAAAATGCAGTTGATAATGGTAAAATGCCTATCATCTTATATTTTGGAGACTACGACCCGTCTGGGGAAGATATACCAAGAGCATTACGAGAAAACATCATCAAATTGGGTTGTCCAGACATTGAAGTAAGGCGTATTTGTCTCGTTGAAGAACAAGTATTAGCATGGAATTTGCCTCCAGCGCCTGCCAAGGTGACAGATTCCAGAACCGCCAACTGGGATGGAATCGGACAGGTTGAACTTGATGCCGTTAGACCAGAAATGTTGATTGCTTTATTGGATAATGCTGTGTCAGATATTTTCGATGAATATTTGTACGATCAATTAAAGGAAACTGAAGAAAAGGAACGTCAAATATTTCGTGCAGACATGAAGAATTATGTTGATAACGAATTGTAATTTTTTGTAGTATGAATGGAAGAATATACAGGCCGGAACAAGGCGGATCGATGCTTGAATTGCCCGAAATAGGCCGTTTGCACATTGGTAGAAAACAGACCGGTCAAAATGGAAAGGAATACCCGATATCGGTTGACTACTTTATTCCAACAGGGAAATATGCCGGATTGTTCACGAAGGCGTTTGGAGAGCGCCCGCAAACGATCACGGTTATTTTCCCGGATGATGATCCAGCCAACGTATGCAACGAAAGGTACGAATATCGCGACGATAAGGGCGCGTTGGTGGCCCGGGGCGATGGCCGGACGTTTGAGGTTTGGGACGGAAAGAGATACGCGCTGTATTCAATTAGCCAGATTCCGGACATAAAGGAACAAATCGCAAATAGAAATCCGACGAAACGGGGCGCGGACAATTGGGATGTTGCTTTGACTTTGCGTTTTATCATCCCGGCCGTTCGCGGTGTCGTTGGTGTGTGGCAGTTCTCGACAAAGGGCGCGGCATCGTCGATCAAAAACATTCGAAACTCTTTTGATGGCGTGCAGATCTTACGCGGCACTGTGTGCCAAACGCCGTTTGATTTGTCGGTTCAGTTTGCGAAGAGCAATAAACCCGGTGTCAATTCACGTTATCCTGTCGTTTCACTTGTGGCGAACGACACGCGTATTGATGAGATCCGCAAGGCGATTGCTCCGACACAAAGTCTTTCTTTATTGTTGCCGGAAAAATCACAAGAAAAATCGGTTTGATATGGATTTAAAACACAAAATTGAACTTGCAATTAAATTGTTGCAATCCATTCCTCAAGATGGGCCAATTGAATTGTCATATAGCGGCGGCAAAGATTCCGACGTCATTTTGGAATTGGCCAAAATGTCGGGGATTCCTTTTGAACCGATATATAAGAACACAACTATTGACCCACCGGGAACAATTGCGCATTGCAAAGAAAAAGGCGTTACAGTCCTGAAGCCGCGTATTTCATTTCAAAAGTTATTGGAAACAAAAGGAATGCCCTCAAGATGGCGTCGGTTTTGTTGTTCCGAATTAAAAGAATACAAAGTTTATGATAGGGCAATACAAGGTATTAGGCGGTCAGAATCAATTAAAAGAGCAAAACGTTACAAAGAGCCAGAAGAATGCCGAGTTTATAAAAACAAAGATAAAGTGCGTATTTATTTTCCTATTTTAGAATGGACTGATAGGGATATTGCGTAATTTATTAATGATCGTAAAATCAAGTGTGCGCCGGTCTATTATGACGAAAAAGGACAATTCCACGTTGAACGCCGTTTGGGTTGTTTGGCGTGTCCTTTAAAATACGATATTGGTTTGGCGGATTATACACAATATCCGAAGTTGTTGAAAGCACATATAAAAGCATATCAAAAATTTTTAGATAACAATAGAGGTAAAAAATTCGCTTCATTTTTAAACGGTTCCGCTTACAATGGTTTTTTTTATCGTTTATTTTGTCGCTCAACTGAACAATATTTAATGTATACTGGCGGCGGTTTGTTTCCGGATCAAGCAATAGACACGAAAAAATTTATGGAAGAATATTTTGGAATTGAACTTTAAATATTATCTTTGCAAACAAATAAAGGTTGCTGCCACGACCGAATGAAAAAACAAAAGCCCTGCAAAGTACATCAATCGTGGCAGCGATTGATGGAAATGCGGGGCCTTTTTTTAAAGATGGAAACACGAACGTTTAAAATAGATAATTATATCACGGTACCCGGCTTCGCGATTGTTGAATTGGGATTGTCAGGTAATGAATTGTTGTGTTATTCGCTAATCTACGGATTTACACAGGATAAAGAAACCGAATTCAGAGGTTCATTGAATTACGTTGCATCGGCATTGAACGTAACGAAGCAGAACGCCAAGAAAATCATTGACAGATTGATCGAACGTGGCTTGGTCGATAAGAGGGAAATGTATTTCTCCGGTGTTAAGTTTTGCCACTATGTTGCGAACAGACACGGCGTTGCTGAAACAGCAACGGGGCGGTGCCGAAACAATAACGGGGGCGTTGCTGAAACAGCAACGGGGGGTATTGCTGAAACAGCACCCAATATTGATAATAAAGATAATATACTTGATATTAATAAAGATAATTCCGCCAGCGGCGGTTTATTTGCGGGTCAACCAGAATTTGAAACCTTAACCGTTACACGGCCGCGCCGTACATCGGAACCGGCCGCGTGTCTTTTTGAAAATTCAAGATACGTCGATTTTGATTTGTTCGCGGCTGAATTCAAAGGCCCGGAATTTGAAAATATTGATATTGTCTATTATTATCACGCCGTTTCGGATTGGTCGGCACAAAAAGGAAAAAAAATGAAAGATTGGATTGCGACGGCGCGAAACTTCATCCGTGGCGATATGGAAAAAAAGAAACTTCACACGATCGGTAATTCCGGCGGTGCATTGTCCCCGGATGCGATAGAATATTTACGTTCAATGGCTGATTGATTATGGAAACAGGTGTATCAATTTACAAACCAAAATCGGCGGTTGTTGTCCGCCGGGAAATGGCTAACGTTCCAGCAGTGATGAACGCCTTGGGACCCGTTGACCGTTCCGTTTTCCTTGCGTCCACAGCCAAAACCATTTCGGAATATGACAACGTTGAACTGGCCAAGGATCTTGCGAAGGCGTTAAAGTTTATTGCAAGGGATGTTGGTGTCAGATCAACTGACGAATCCGATCAAGGCTACATGGTTGTAAGGTTGTGCGAGATCCTCAAACGTTATTACTATTGGCTGACGTTGCGTGATTTCCGAATGGCGTTTGAAATGTCGATTACCGGAGAATTGGATGATTACTTGCCAAAAGGGCGCGACGGTCAACCAGACCGGGGCCATTACCAACAATTCAATGCTGAATATGTTTGCAAGATCTTGAACGCATACAGGTTGCGCCGTGACGAGGTGTTAAAAAAGGCATACAACGCGATGCCGGAACAGGAACAGAAAGTCGATAAGAACGAGGAAATCAAATGGCGTAACATTACCAAGCGCGAATGTATTGATGCCTTCGAATTTTTCAAGGAAAACAAAAAGATGCCCGAAATAAACACGATTTCTGAAATGTTGTTTTACAACCTATTGGCATCCGTTGGATTGGCACCGGAAATCGTTGTTACGATGGTTGAGCAGAAGGCGGCTTTTGACAAGACCATTAAAGATTTTGCCGAACTCGGAAAGTTCTGGGATGTCAAGAGGCTGAAAAACGACGGACCAGAATCGCCGGAATTACAAGGTGGCGCGTTTATGATGGCACGTCGCAAGGCGTTGGAAGATGCTTTTGAAAAAATGGTTTCTAATGGAATCGTTATAACTGACTACATAAAGTTTGAGTGATGGCAAGAATCGGTTTAATAGACGTTGATGGGAAAGGCTTTCCAAACATACCGTTGATGAAATTATCAGCGTGGCATAAAAGTAAAGGCGATCTTGTTGAATGGTACGAACCGATGTTTTCTGGCCATTTTGACAGGGTTTATTTGTCAAAAGTATTTTCGTTTACTAACGATTATCAATACCCAATCAATGCAGACGTTGTAATACGTGGTGGTACAGGTTATTGCATAAATATTAAAGACGGAAAAGAAATATTTGATTGTTGTAAAAACAACAATTTGCCGGATGAAGTAGAGCATATTTATCCAGATTATTCAATCTATCCAAAATTGACCAATGACAAGGCGTTTGGATTTTTAACGAGAGGTTGTCCCCGTTGTTGCGAATTTTGCATTGTTGGCAAAAAAGAGGGCCAAAGATCATTTAAAGTTGCTGATTTGAGTGAATTTTGGTGCGGCCAACGTAAAATCATACTATGTGATCCTAATATTTTAGCTTGCGTCGAATGGCAGGATTTGTTTCAACAACTTATTGATTCCGGTTCCGAAATTGATTTCAACCAAGGTTTGGATATTCGTTTAATGACGGAAGAAAAAGCCAAAATGTTGAATAAAATAAAAATAAAAGAAATTAACTTTGCGTGGGATCGGTACAAAGACAAGGAATTGATATTGGATAAACTTGAATTGTTTGCATCGTTAACAAATCAAAACATAAACGGCCACCATGCAATAGTTTATACAATCGTAAATTTTGACACCACAATAGAACAAGATTTGGAACGCATCTATATTTTGCGTGATTTTGGTTTTTGGCCTTATGTAATGATTTACGACAAATCACATTGCAAACAAGTTTACAAGGACATGCAAAGATGGGTTAATAACAGAATCATTTTTGGTAAGTGTAAAAGATTTGAAAATTATAATAGAAGTTGTTAAATGGAAGACAAGATCAGAATAAATTGTGTTATTGGCATTGATCCGGGTGCCAACGGTGGCATTGCCATTTACATACCGGGACAAAATACCAAGGTTGCGAAAATGCCGAAGGATGTTTCGGATTTGCGAGATTTTTTTGCGTACTATTGCGAAAACTTCAAACCGATTGTTTTTCTGGAAAAATTGTCGGTTCGCCCCGATGATGTCATGGTACAGGGTGACCGGGCCGCGATGGGTAAAATGTACCGGATACAAAAGTTGATGGCCAATTTTGAACATTTAAAAGCATTGGCCGAAACGTCTGGCATTCCGTATGTAATGGTGCATCCTATGACTTGGCAAACGTCGTTGAAATTGCGGATTCACGGCCAACGCGAGGAAAAGGCCGATCGAAAACGCCGTTATCAAGATCATGCCGGCAAATTGTACCCGGGCGTAAAAGTGACGTTGTGGAATGCAGACGCGCTGTTGATCATGCACTTTGGCCGCTGGGCGTTAATGAACAGACGGCAATGGGTCAAAGAACAGTTGCCGAAACGTGAATATGATAAATTGTTTTGAAATGAAAAGAATGTTTATTGTCGTAACTCCAAATTGCCCTCACCGTCAGGGAATAAAGGTTGGATCAAAGGAGTGTACCCAATGCGACGATTTCCGTGGCGGCATTATCGTAAATTTCGTTGATTGCGCACACGAACAGAAAAAAGGAGCCGTGGAGCAACAACAAAGTGAACAACAGGAAAAGAAAAAAGGCCGTCCAGCAAAAAAGGCCATTTCCAAGTCATCAAATACACGCAAAACAAAAAAATGATAAATTATATATGGAAGATGTTAAATGCCCGCAAATCGAAGATTTGCAAAAAATAACGCCGGAACAGGCCGAACAATATATCCGATTTGTCGCAACGATGCGACACAACCAACGCCGTTACTTTTCAACCAGAAACCCGCAAGTGTTGGAGTTGTCGAAACGGATGGAAGAAGAATTGGATTCATTAAATAATAATTTGTTGAACCCTGCATTAAAATTGTTTTGACAATGGCATTTTTCCCACGAAAAAGCGGTTTGGCCAGTTATAGATATGCCAAGGCATCAAAAGACACGTTTTGTTTTATTTGTGGAGAGAATATTACAAAAGGACAATTTAGATATGCACAAGGTGTTTTATCTTTATGTAAAAAATGTGCGGATTGTTGGGAAAAAGAGGGCGGATTTTTAGGTAATATTTCACGAAGCAAAAATTGAAAAATATTTTTTTGAAAAAAATAAAAAAAAATGTTTGGTAATTAAAAAATAACGCTTATATTTGCAGTGCGATTGACAAACAATCCAACGCACCGGGGCGTTTCCCGGAAATGTCTAACCATTAAATGACGATACGATGTATATTAAAAAATTAGAATTATTGAATTTTCAAGTTATTGAGAAATTCGAAGCCGAGTTTAACGGCAATGTTTATTTTGTAACAGGCGACAACGAATTGGGGAAGTCCACATTGTTAAAGGCCATCGGCGCATTGTTGACAGGCGAACGCGATGCGGTGTTGCGCAACGGAGCATCAAAGGGTTTTGCCAAAATGGTTGTCGGGGATGACGGCGAGGAATTCGACGTTTCGTTGTCATTTACCGAGAACAACCCGCGCGGAACGCTGACCATCAAACAGAAGTCAACCGGGATGGCAACCAACAATGTTTCGATGTTGTCCCGAATCTTTGGTTACCAAGACTTTGACGCCGTGGAATTTTCCAGATGGTCCGAAACCGCCGAGGGCCGGCGCAAACAAATTGCAGTTGTTAAGGCTCTGTTGGCACCAGAAATCCGTGAACGTATTGAAGCTATTGACAAAGAGGTTTCCGGACTGAAAACTGAACGCACCGGGATCAACCGTGATGTCAAGACGTTTGCCGGATTCGTTGAAACAATGGAAAGACAATTGGAGCCGGGCGATATTGAGCGATACGCCGAACCCGTTGACGTTACGGAGTTGATGGAAAAGCAACGCACGAATGCCGCATTGATCGAGAAGGCCAAGACGGTACGTGCCGCACTTGCACAACGGACTGAACAATTGGAAGCGATCCCGGGACGTGAGCGTAAGATCGATGAAGATCTGGCCGCTAAAAAGGCCGAACTCGAAGCCCGTATTGAAGAAGCGAGAATCGCCTATGAAGAAGCGCTTGCACAGGCCAAAACCGATCGGGAAAACCTTAAAAAGGAAAAAGCCGATCTTGAAACACGCAAGGCCAACGCCGAACAATGGTTGCAAAAATATGAAGAAAACAATCCGGAAAATACCGATGTTCCCCAACTTCTGGAACAGGCACAGTCCCACAACAAGAAACATTCCTTGGTTGAGCAATACAAGGAAAAGAAACAACAGTTTGACGAGGTTGCGGCAAATGCCGAACAGATGGACGCAAAGATTGATTCATTGGGCAAGGAACGCGCCGACTTGATTGCGTCCGCAGAATTGCCGATTGAGGGGTTGACATTTACCGACGATGGTCTGGAATTGAACGGTGTTCCTTTCATTCCCGGCAAAGTTTCCGATTCGCAGGTTATGGAGATCGCCGCAAAACTTATCATCGCATCCAATCCGACCGTCAAGGTGTTCCGCATCGCCCGTGGCGAATCATTGGGCGCAAAGCGTCTGGCAACAATCATCGACATTGCGAAACGCAACGGTTTCCAAGGATTCATCGAGCAAGTCCAACGCGGACAAACCGAAATGTTGGTGGAAGAATACACCGAAAAATAACTAACTTTTCCCGGGGTAGTCATTGGGACGGCCCCGGGTTGTTAAATTTATAGATATGGACTACAAAACCGCATTGAATGTCATTAAGAACGTTGACAAAATCCGTTCGTGTAAGGCCTTGCAGGGCGTTTCCGTTGAACAATTGATCAACGGGGAACGTTACCGCAATAATATTGCGGCATACCTAAAAGAACAACAGGAAACCCGGAAAACTACTGTTGCATCATACAAGGCGATGCACAAATTAGGCGGTCCAAAAGGTTATAAGTTGCCGGCGCACGTTGTTGATCATTTCATAGACTGGACGGTTGACAAGTTTATTGTCGAGTTTATCAATGTCATTGCAAAGCGTTCCGAATTGAGCCATGCGGAACGTCAATACATTGAACAATTGGGAAAACAGGCGTATAATTTGACCGTTGCACAATACGTCGTTGAAGAGTTCCCGGAATTGGAAAATGAACTGTTGAACAGGTCAAACGCGAATTGATATGAAGACGCAAAAGATAAGCGAATCGGGATTGATCGGGACCGATGGACGGTTGCGGATGCCTATGGACCGTTTGAACGAATGGTTTGCACAACACAAGGGCGAGCGTGTTGTTATCCGTTTCGAAGCGGCCGCGCCCGGATCAAGCGAACTTCAATTGGCTTATTATTTCAACTATATTGTTCCAACGATCCAAACGGCCCTACTTGAAACAGGCGAACGGAAGACTGAAAAACAGGTCGATTTATGGCTACGCCAGCAATGCGGATCGTGCTACAACGATTACGGTGGATTGTTGGAAGCCCGGCAGATTTCCAAACCGGATTTTTCCGATTTTTTAGAGTGGCTGAAACAGTTTGCCGCCGAAAATCTTTATGTTTATATAGAAGATCCAAGAACAATTTAAAAGCGATACGAAAATGACAATTAAAGATGTTTTGATTTTTGACACTGAAACGACCGGTTTACCAGAAAAACATGCCAAATGGGACGTCGACTACATGGAATTTCCACACATCGTTCAACTTGCATGGATTCACGGATGCAAGGAAGAAAACCACATCATCAGGCCCGAAGGTTGGGAAATACCACAAGAAACCGTCGAAATCCACGGAATCACCACGGAATATGCGATAGAACACGGAGAACCGTTTGCCGCCGTCGTGGATATGTTCATACAGGATTGCCACGATGCCGGTTTGATTTGCGGCCACAATATCTATTTTGACACAAGTTTTGTCAAGGCCAATATATTGAGGGAATTAGGACGGGAATATTACGAAGCGAACGATGTTGAATCCGCCTTGCACAAAGGAAAGAGAATTGACACGATGCGTGCGACTGTCAAGTGGGTTGATGCCAGAACTCCATCTGGGATGAAGAAGTGGCCAAAACTTGAAGAATTGTATTCGCGTTGTTTTCCGGGCGAAACATATCCGGCGCATGATGCGTTGGAGGATGTAAAAGCCGTTGCACGTTGTTTGCCTTTATTGGTAGAACGTGGATTGGTTGAATTGAAATTGAAGGAGTATCACAACCTTGAAGTGGAGAATGAACAGCCGATAGCCGCAACAATCGCATCCGAATCTGCAAAGAAGTTTGGAACTGGTCCGGAAAAGGCCGGAAACAGCCAAAATACAAACGCAAAACCTCAAAATGATATATTAACCATCCAGCAAACGAAAACGCCGCAAATCGAAGATTCTGTAAAAATAACCGATATTGCTGCCGCGTTGTTGGAACAAAACGATTTTTAAGTATGAAAGAACAAATCAAAGAGTACAAGTCAGAATTAAACGCACTGGTCGAGAACATTAAAAACACTACCGGTGCAAACGAAGTAAGAATCAATGTACAATCAACACCGCGTGCAATTGAAACACGAATCAATCTTGAATTCACCGGTTTTAAAGAATTACCCTCCGAAAAAAATTGTTATGGCATCTAAAACACTAACGTTCTACAACACGCCAAGTTTTTATCTTGAATACACTAAAAACTGGTTGGCGCAGAAAAAGTCACAGAAAGTGAATCCGGCGGAAATCGCCGTGGTTTCGGATATATGCAAATTGGTCGAAATCGCCGTTGGCGTATTGGACCCCGTACCGGCGGCACCGGAAACCGAAAAAAAATAAATACGATGGAAAAAGAATTACAAACCCCAAGCGAAAAGAACTTCAATTTGTCAAAGGTCAAGTTGAATCCTAATGGCGGGTTGCAAGCCGACTACCAGATTACGGAAACCGTTGGTGGCGAACCTTCCATTACCGATTATCACGCAAACGTCACGCGCGACATCCACCCGGACTTGCAAGGTCTGTTTGAGGATTTGCGCCCGATTGTTGCCCGTGTTTTCAACATTACGTCGTTTTTGACGCTGATTGAATCCGGCGAAATGAAAGCAACAAAGCAACAGAAAGAGAACGCACGCGCGTTTGGCGAAGAACTGATCAACAAGATCGACGTTCGCGGCGTGTCATGGTCCGGCACCGCTGACAATGTTGGTATTGTCATTACATCCGTTTTTGAAACCCCGAATGGTTTAAAAACATGTATCAACACCCCAAGAATCAAGTTGGGACAAATTTCTTTCGGATTTGAGGAGGAGTTGGAACAAATCGTTGAATTAATCAAGAAAGAAGTTTACGAATTTCTTTTTAACGGGAAACAGGCCCAACTGTCGTTATTTGGAGACACACCGGATGCAGGTGTTGACGAAATGCCGATGTAAAATGGAACCGATTGTAATTGACACCCGTGAATTGTACGACTTCGCAAGGGAACGAGGTTACGAACCGTTGATTGACCGCCGTTTTGCTGTTGAAATAAATTTACGGGTGTCGATACAACGTGAATTGTTCGGCAGAGGACACACGCCGGAAGAAAACGAACTTTTCTATCGGTTTTGCTGGGACCATTATCCACATGTTTGCGCGGAATGTATGCGGCCTTTGTATCAATATTCGGCAACTTATGTATCGCACATAATGACACGCGGTGCACACCCAGAAACCTCACACGATTGCCGGAATGTTAATATTCTGTGTTTTTCGCACCATTCTGTTTGGGAAAATGGGAATCGGAAGAATATGCGGATATACCGGGCGAACCAGTTGACGATCGAGCAATTAAAAAAAGAATACGCAACCATTGTTAAATGAGACAGGATTTTAACGAAGTAGTACGAAGGTCAATACGTAAGGATTTCGCCAATGCAAATTTCAAACGATACGTCAGTGCGCCAAAAACACCGCACCCAATCAAGACAAAACGTGTCTTGGCAATCAATGAGCGATGCGAATATTATAAGTTCAAAAAACACATTGTCGGACGTTTGGTGCGTATTGTCGAAAATGCGACATCCGGTGTGTGGGTAGAATTTGTCAATGACGAAGACAGAAAGAACCTAAACAACGCGGCCGGATGGTCTGACAAAAAACGCCTGTATCTATTGACAAGTCCTAAATTTGATGATTGAAAAACAAAACAAAAAACAAACACCATGAACAAAGTATTTTTGAGAGGGAACGTCGGGCAAGACCCAAAAATTACAGAATTCCAAGGAGGCGGGAAGGTGGCACAATTCACGTTGGCCACGACCGAACGCGGATTTACCACCCGGGACGGCAGAGAGATTCCAGACGTCACGGATTGGCACAACATTGTTGTAAAGCAATCGGGATTGGCCAATGTAGTGCAGCAATATGTCAAAAAGGGAACGTCGCTGTTAATTGTCGGGAAGTCCCGTACAAGATCATACCAAGATAATGCCGGGCAAACTCGCTATGTTACGGAAGTCATTGTCGATGAAATGGAATTGTTGGGCGGTAAGAAACCGGAACAGGCCCCCGCACCGGCACCAACCCCGGAAAACAACGGCGATGATTTACCGTGGTAAAATTTAAAGTTATGCAAATAAACAAAAAAGACTACAACCCAGACGAACACGATATGTTCAAGGCATTAACGGTCAAACAACCGTATGCCGATTTATTGACGCGTGTTGTTTACCGTGATGCGAATGGGGAATATCATGCCGAGAAAACAATCGAGGTAAGAACGCGAAACATCAATTACCGTGGCGATCTCCTTATTTGTTCGTCTAAAAAACCGAATGACATTCCGTGCAGCATGGCCGGCGTAACTTGCGGTTTCGTTGAATTGTACGATACGAAACCCGTGGAAGATTTCACTCCGCAAGATTGGGCCGCGACGTGCATACCGGAGAAAGACAGGCCCCGAAAGGGTTATGGCTGGATGATGCGCAACCCGCGACGTGTCGTTGAAATGCCAATTAAGGGACAATTGGGATTATATGACATTGTGGTACCCAAAGGCGACATTACAGAATATCCACGGACCGTTGCATTGGGTTCTGATGGATGGGACATTATTCAAAATAAAATCAATCATATTAAGAAATGAAAGATGTTATTAAATTGAAGCAAACTCAATTCGGATATGTTGAGGATGAAAACGGCGTTGAATATATTAGATATGGCCTTGTAACCTCCATGCAAAAATCCGTAATTGACGAAAACAATAAATTACGTGAAAGGATGAAAAAATTGGCTGAAAAATTAAAGGCATATAAAAATGGAAAAACATTGGCAAAATAAAGTGACCGCATTTGACGCGCAATTATGCAAGATGGTCGAATCTTTGACCCAACTCCCGTGTGAACCGAAATTCGGTGGAGATCATTACTTCATAGAAGTTGATTACGGAAACCGCGATCCGCAGTTCGTGTCTGCCGTATGGCTTGCCATCGAAGGCCGAGCGGGTGATCGTTTGTTGGATATGAAAGATGATCCGGACCGGCATTGCTTGATTGCTCAAATAAGTTTTTACGACGGAAGATGCAACGATGCAGCGTTTATCCCTAAAATTGAAACTGAACAATGAAAGAAAACGAACCGATTTTAATGACCGAGGAATTTTGGTCTGATTCCCCGTTTTCAATTGTAAGATATTACGGACACATTAAAATTAACGGGTGCGAATATGTAATTTGTAATAAAGATGGCAAGGACATTTTCGAATGTTCAATGGAGGCAGAAAAAGAAGGTCGGGAAAAAGCGATCGAACCCGGAGAGCCTTGTGACTTGTGCAGGGCAGACGTTGTTCCGATCTACCGAAAATTAGGCCGTGAAAAATTCATTGAGTTCTTAGAACAAAATCCAGACGTATGGACACTAAAGGAAATCAAGAAAAGGTTGAAGGAGTGGCAAAAGAGCCAAGGCAATTGACGTGCGGTGATTGTTGGTATTGCACTTGGAGCGATTTGTGGACTTCTGCATGTATCAAGTTCGAATTGCCAATTAAGTCGGACGGGCCGGCTTGTATTTCAATTGTTCAAAAAAAACAATCCACCCGGTAATCCGGGAATGTCTAACTAAATAAATTTAATCATCATGGAAATTATCAAAGGTATTTTTTCAGAATCGTTCTGGTACATCGCACCAATGCTTATGACATTAACTGTTACATTGGCAGGTTTAATCAATGGTGCTTTGTGCATTATTCATGGAATTTGGCCTCAGATCGTCGCATGGTTCGTTGGTGCGCTGTTGTCCGTGGCTGCATGGGCGTTGCATTTAATCGAATTCGGAGAACCTGTTTGGCTTGGTGTCGTTATGTTATCAATTGTCGTCGGCCTATCATCAAACGGCATTTACGACATCCCGGCAATAAAAGCGTTTGTTGACAAATGGTTCAATCGGGGACGATACAAGATGTTGTCAGAATAAATGCAAAATGATTCCCGGATGGCGTAAAAAACCATTCGGGATTTGCCATTAAATATTTATTGTTTACATTTGCAAAAAATATCAAGGTTATGGCAGACGTTAAAGGGAAAAACGAACGGCCACAAGACGTTCACAACCAAATTGAGTACAGGCGGTTATCAGAGTTGAAACCGAACCCGAAAAACCCGCGCAAATCAACCAAAGAAGCGGTTGAAAAGTTGGC